CAATCTCGCCGATGATGCTGGAGAGTCCGATCCGTATTCCCCGCTAAGTGGAGCCAGCTACACAGAAACCACGTCCGACGGACTGACAGGTCTTACTGCTGGACATTACCGCATCGAAATCACTGGTGCCGGCGGCGATCCGATTTACGTTGAGGTGACGGGGTAGCTGGAAAACGCCATGCAGACCGTCTACATCCTCGCCATTCTGGTCGCCCCCGCCCTCGGGTACGAAGCCTATGCCCTCGCCACGGAGGGCGTGTGGACGTGGTCTAGTGCAGCGAAGTATCTGGGCCAGGAGTGGAATTTGCTCGCGCAATACCTGCTAGGCGTCTTGCCCGGTCACTTTTTCATCCAGCCTCCAGCGCGGTACACCTTAGCCGGGCAGGTGGGGGAGCTCACGGAGGTCGCTGTGGTCGTGTGGCTCGGGTGGGGCATTTTTGCGGCAAGCCTGCGCTATCCTCAGTGGCTGCCGCTAGAGTGGTACTCGTCGCTGGCGCTGCTGGTGGCGAGCCTGCTGATCGGCGGCTTCTGCTGGACGCTGGGGGCGTAGCTTGACAACATTAACACTCACGCGCATATGGCCGCACCAAAGGGCTTCAATGCCAGCGAGTACCGGGACGCCATTCGTCAGGCAAAGGGCAACGTGACGGAGGCAGCCGAGGCTATGGGTGTGTCGCGAACGGCTGTCTATGACGCTATCCGCCGCTACAAGACGGTGAAAAAAGAGCTGCACAAGTGGCGGGAGACGGCCATAACCGAGGCAGAGGGACGCCTGTTCGACGCGATGCGGGAGGATGAGGAATGGGCAATCCGCATGATCCTCCGCACGCAGCGCCCCGAAAAGTGGGAGCCAAAGCAAAAGAAGCAGATCGAACAGGAGAACACTGGCGAGGTGACGTTCAACGTCAAGTACGAGAGCGCCGATGGAGATTGATGTAGTCATGCCGGAGCCCCACGACAAGCAGTCGGCCATCAAGGCCGAGGGCGGCAAGCGTGTCGCTATTTGCGCCGGGCGTCGTGGCGGCAAGACGTCCCTCGCCACGCAAGTCGCGATTGACAAGATGCTGCATGGATACCGCGTGCTTCTCGCTAGTGCCACGCAGGAACAGGCCGATCAGTTTTGGGACAAGGCGAAAGAATGGCTTGATGATGCCCTTGATTCCAAGTACATGACGAAGAACGAGACGCGGCGCATCATTGAGTGTGCAACTGGCGGCCGCATTCGTGCAAAGACGGCTTGGGACGCAGATTCGTTGCGTGGCGACTACGGGGACTTTTTGGTGCTTGACGAGGCGGCGTTCATGGATGAGGATGCGTGGGAAGACGTCGGCCAACCGATGCTTCTTGACAACGACGGAACGGCGTGGCTCGTCAGTACGCCGCCCAAATACGACGTCAACCGCAACTGGTTTACCAAGCGTTTCCGATCGGCAGGCGACGAAGAAGATTGGACCGCGTTTCGCTTTACGAGCCACGACAACCCGCACCTGTCTGAAAAGGCGCTTGCCCGCATCACGAAGGACATGACCAAGCAGGCCTACAAGCGGGAGATTATGGCGCAGTTTGTTGAGCCGGAGGGGGCCCTATGGTCGTGGTCCACTATCCAACGCGGGACGGCCCCCGAGACGCTGGACCGCGTCGTTGTCGGCGTGGACCCGGCCGGTGGCGGCCCTGACGAGGTGGGGATCGTCGTGGTCGGCAAAGCGGGGGACCGCGCTTACGTGCTAGACGACGCCTCCATGAAGGGCAGTCCGAATGAATGGGCGTCAGCCGTCGTCTCGGCGTACCGGCGCAATGCGGCCGATAGAGTTGTCGCCGAGAAGAACTACGGCGGGGATATGGTGCAAAGCACGCTCCGCACTGCGGACGCCAATCTGCCCGTCGACGTCATCTCTGCCAGCCGGGGCAAGCAGCAGCGGGCCGAGCCCTGCGCCGCCCTTTACGAACAGGGCAAGGTTCTACACGTTGGGGAGCATGACCGCCTCGAAGATCAGATGACGACGTGGGACCCGCAAGAATCTAGTGAATCGCCCGACCGCGTCGATGCGCTGGTGTGGGCGCTCACGGAACTGATGCTGACACGAAAAGGCCCCGCCTCCGTTTCGGCCGCTTCTGTCCAACTCTAGAAGCCGATGGCTCATTACTTGCTCACGTTCCACCCCGAGTTCAGGGAAGAGTTTGAAAAGTGGCTCTATAGCTGGGACCACCTGCGCGCCGAGGTCTACGGGCAGGAAGAGGGCGACGTCGGCGTTATTGAGTCTATCGTGCCGGGGCACCTGCACCACCAGGTGGGGCACCTGCGGGAGATGAGCTGCATTGATCGGGACTATCTGATCCAGAAGGAGCAGGGCGAGCTCAACGCGGCGTACAAAGAGCGGCGCAAGATCAGCAGCTACACGCCCCACTTTCCGTTTGCGGTGTCGTCCCTCGTCGGCATGTTCTTCGACGCACAGGGCGAACTCACGCCGACGTGGGAGCCTGAAGACGCGACCGAAGGGCTAGAGTCCAGCTTTGACCGCGACGTGACGGGCGCCCTTGAAGAGAACTTTGACGGCAAGGGCAACAGCTTTGAGGCGTGGCTGTGGGACACTGCGATCCAGCTTACGGCGATGGGCACGGTGTGGCCTCGCGTCGAAGGCGTCGTGCGGGACACCTCGCCCGGTGGCGAGCCAAACGGCAGCGTCATTGAAGAGGCGGCCGTGGTCACTGAGCCGCCGATCCGCGTGGAAAATTGGCTAGAGCAGGACAACCGTTTGAAGGAGGCCAAGTTGCGCACGATCGTCGACGACCGGGACAGCCTGCGGGACCTCCAATCGGAGGCGCGGGAGATTCGGCACATCTACTACACGCCCGAAGGCTTTCGGCAGTACCGTCTGTCGGTGGACGATTCGCCTCGGGATCAGTCCGTGCGAGAAGAAGAGATGATGAGGCAGGAAATGGACCTGTACCGCACGGTGAGCCGGCGAGAAAGCGGCCGCATCCTGCCGATCTTTCGCGTGGACTTGCCGCTCCGGGGCAACCCTGGCTACAACTCAGCCCGAGACGCCAACACCATATTTAACCTAGAGTCTGCGCTAGACTTTGAAATCTGGCACTCGTCCTTCGCAAAGTTTCTCGCCGACGTCGACAGCGAAGACGGGATCAACGAGGACCTGTGGGACGAGCTGCAAGACGCCTTCCGTAAGGGGGCGAACCTGCTGCCGGGCGCCGGCCACCAGTACGCGGCGCCGCCCAGCGACAACGCATCAATCAAGATGGACCGCATCGAGAAGAAGGTGGAGGCGTTCTACAAGACCTTTTTTCAACGCTTCGGCAACCGCGCCAAGGAGCAGACCGCCACCGAGATCAAGCAAGAGGCCCGCAGCGGCGTGCAGGCGTTCTTGACGTTGCTGGCGTATAGCCTTGAGAACCTGATGCAACAGGCGCTCTGGCGCATCGAACAAATCTACCTGCCGGAGACGCCTTCGGCGTGGGGGCAGGCGACGTGGACGGCGGATAAGGACTTCGACCCCGTCGACATTGAGGACCGCGTGGACCAGCTTGTCGAGCAGACGATGCCGATGGGCAAGGTGCCCCTGACCACGTCCATCGCGCAGGAAGTCATCCGCCGCTGGGCCGACACCAACGAGATTGAGATTGACGAGGACGAGCTTGCCGCCATTGCCGACACGTTGGCAAGCCGGCAGCAGCAGGCGGCGAGCGTTGAGCAAGACTTTGGACTTGGCGGACAGTAACCGATGCCCTCAACTGTACGCAAACGCGATTGCACCAAGGCCGATGGCACGAGCGGGTCGTAGGTCGTCATTGACGAGCGCACCCGAGAACAGAAGTCGTGCCACGACACGCGACAAGACGCAGAGGCGGCCGCCCGTATCCGCGACCAGCAGGCCGATGACGCCTAGATGGCTGATCCGATCGAGCTCTACCAGAAAGAGGTGATACGTGCCCGTTTTGCGTGGCGCGGCGTGCCGCCTCAAGACCAGTGGGATCAGCTTGACCCGATCGAGCGGGAGGTGGCGGCTGAGATGACGGATGAAGACGGCAATGAGCAGGTCGGGGAGCGGGCTGAGTCGCTGCGGACGATGGATCAGGCTGTCGCCGCCATGCTCATCACGATTGACGACGGCATTCCCGACGCGCCACTCACGCCGGACCGCGTGGACGAGGTCATCGGCGAGACAGTGCGGCCCGCCTTTGCGCAGGCGTCACAGGCGACGGAAAGCGCCCTGACGGGCGGCGTGAACCGGGGTATGGAAACGGCCATCCAGGCGCATAAGCGGGCACTGGGCCGCGCCTCGGCCGAGGTGGGCCTTGAGGTGAGTGACGATGCAATCCGTAACATGATGGAGCGCGTGGCCGAGCGCCGGCAAGGACGGCAGCCCGGCGGCACGGGGCCGCAACTCATCCGCCGCCGCTTTGTCGGGGCGCTAGACGACACAGAGACGTTCATCCGTGACAACGTCGGCCGCCCGGGGCGAGAGACGGCACGGCAACTGCTGTCCGACCTCGGCGATCATCCTCGCATTCAACGCGCACTTGAAGATGAGGGGCCTCGGGGTGAGCGGGTGCGCCGCGCCATTCAGCGGGCAGGCGTCGCCGGCGATCAGATTGGGCGCGAAGGGCGTTCGATGTACGTGAACAGCAAACGTGCAATGGCCGACCAGCTGACCCGAGCGCAGCACGAGGCCGACGTTCTGACCGCCGAAGAGAGCCCGGCGGTGAAGACGCTCCGGTGGCGACGCTCAACACGACACCCGACGCTCCAAAGCAGTCCCGACGTCTGTGACGGCGCGGCCGAGCTTGACGTGCATGGGCTGGGGGAGGGGCTGTATTACCCAGGCGCGGCGCCGTCCCTACTTCATCCGTTCGACGAGTGCGCGGTCATCCCGCAGCCGGCACCGCCCGAGGAATGGGGCGAGTTGGCCTACCCCGAAGGCGCGGTGCCGAATACAGAGCCTCGTGAGGTGGAGCCCAATGAGATGAGCGCGGTCCTCCGGTCAAACATCACGGCGTCAAGCGGCGACGTGACGGCCAACAAAATCAGTCGGGCGACACGGACGTATAACACCCATGTCGCCATCGCTTACGACGAATTTGTAGACTACTAACATGACGGATCTTGCAGAGTGCAGGTGGCAAACTGTTCACGTCGAGGAAGATCACTGTCCTGAGAGTGCTGTGGTCTATGCCTTTTTCCCGCAGGACGGCGTGACGTATCAAGAGGTGCAATGCACGATTAGCGCAGGTCCGTATATCGTAGAGCCGTTTTTAAATTAGTATTGGATTCTGCCCATCATTGATGAGTGCCACTGAAACCGATCGCGTTGAAGATGAAGCGTGGCTTGACATTCTTGCTGAAATGAAACGCCGTCACCCGCAAGGGGAAAATTTGTTTGTTGTGCGCGTAAAGGACGGCACGCCGAAAGTTATCGCAGCAGAGGAACGTGGGTCGCATACCGCGACTTGAAACCTTGCTGCGCGTGATGCATGTTATTAAGTAACATTTTGCGATTCGCCGCCGATAGCGGCGCGGACCAACCATAGCCCGCATGTCTCGGCTTTGCCGAGGTGTGCGGGTTTTTGTTTTCGGCTTTTCGGCGTGCCGCAAACGCCGGTCAGGAAGCACGCGCAGCCTAAAAGAGCGCGGTTCGGAGTTCACCGACAAAACCCGTTTCCAACGGTCGTTCTTATACATTATGCCTGACCTTACTGACGAGCAGCAAAGCGCCCTCGACGCCGTCAAGTCGTCCTTTGACGACCCCGAGACGTTTGCCGACGCCCTGAAGTCGGAGGCTCACGACTACTTTCAGGAGCCGTTCAATCGCGGCCACTCGACGGCTGCCGGCCAGAAGTCGGAGACGATTGACGACCTGCAAAACCAAGTCGCCTCGCTACAGTCCGACCTTGAACAGAAGGATCAGCAGATCCAGACGCTCAAGGATGAGGATAGCAGCGTAGACGAGGCCATTGAGTCGTTCCGCGAAAACGAATACGAGCCGCTGAAGGAAGAGTATCAGCAGCTCAAGGACCGGCTCGCGTCAAAGGCGAAGCAAGAAGGGCGGCAGCAGGTGGCGAAGCGCCTCGCCGACGAGCTCGGCGACGAGTTTCTTGCCGAGTCCATCGTGGACTCCAAGCTCAACGGCCGCGTCGACGTCACCGACGACTTTGAGCCGCGCTTTCTTCAGGACCCTGAGAACGGGGTGCCCGTCCAGGCCGACGACCCGGCCGAGGCGATGGCGGACGAGCTGCTGAGTCAGGTGCCGGACAAATACAAACAATCGAGCGAGCAGGGCGGCCAGCGCAGCACCTCGCCCACAGCCTCGGGGTCCGGCGGCAGTCAAGGCATGACGAAGGAGAACACCGATCTCGCGGAGTTTGCCAAAGAGTTTGATGGCGCTCCCTCGGAAGCGGCGCAGGCATACCAGCAGCTTCCTGACCAATAACGCCGTAAGGCACTTTTGACCAATGGCCACGACCCTCGCAAGCGACTTTCAGATTTACGACGCGCTGTTTCACACGCAGCGGGTGGAGACGATCCAGCAGGAGGTGGACGTCTTTAACCAGAACAGCGCCGGCGCGATGGTGATGCGCGCCCGCGACCTTCAGGGGCACCACGAGAAGGAGTCGTTCTTCACCGATTCCCTGACGGACAGCCGCCGTGACATCACGGCCGACACCAGCGTCACCGCCACGAAGATCGGCGACGACGAAGAGGTGTCCGTCAAGCTGAACCGGCGTCAGGGACCGCACCAGTACAGCATCGACGCCTTCAAAAAGAAGGGCATGACCGCCGAGGACGCCTCGATTGCGCTCGGGCAGCAGTCAGGCGCGAAGCAGGCGCAGGCGATGGTGTCGAACCTCGCCACCTCCCTTGAGGCGGCCATCCGCAGCGTTGGCACGAATGACCTCGTGGCGGACCAGACCGGCTCGGCCCTCAGCTTTCAGGACATCTCGGCCGGCCGCCGCCTCTTTGGCGACAGCTCGACCGACCTGGTGGCGGCGCTCATCCACGGCGACAAGTTCCACGACCTCGTGGACGACGGGCTCGCCAACTACAAAATCGAGAACGTCGCCGGCAGCCAGATCGTCACGGGCGACCTTCCCGGCGCAATGGGCCTCACGCTCATCGTGACCGACGAGCCGGCGCTGATTACGTCCGGCTCGCCGGACACCTATCACACCATCCTGCTTCAGCAGGGCGCCGCGACGGCCGAGGAGTCCGAGGACCCCACGATGGCGGACGAGACCATCACGGGGAATGAGAACCTGAAGCGCGAGTGGCAGATGGAGTACGCCTTCAACGTGTCCCTGCGGGGCTTCAAGTGGGACACCACGAACGGCGGGATCAACCCCGACGCCGCGACGCTCGGCACCGGCACCAACTGGGACAAGGCCGCGAACAACAACAAGTCCCTGTCCGGCGTCATCGTTGACTCCGACTAATCCCCTGAGACGGGACATCCTCTATGGCTACCGCCTACGTGATCCACAGCACCTCGGCCCCGTCCGACGACGTGATGGGCGCGGCCGAGGCCGCTGCGGGCTACGACACGACGTTCAAAACGTCCAAGTTCGGCCCTGAGGCCACCGACGCGGGCGACCCCGTCGACCTCGTTGTGACCGATGACGACGCCGTAGCGGATTACTGGAAGGAGAAGGGCGCAGAGGTGGTGCGGGCCGGCGTCGAGCCGCTGCCCGACTGGCTGCCCAAGCGGTCCCAGCTTGAAGCGGCCGAGAACGTCACGGACTTAGGGGACGTCAAGGCCCTCGCCCGTGGTGGCGTGTTGACCGACGTGAGCGGGATCGGCTCGGCGTCGGAAGAGAAGATAATCGACGCCCTTGCCGAACACAGCGATTACGATGCCTGAAGCGACGGTCAAGAACGTAGCGGAGGCGGCGGGCATGTACCGCGACGGCAAGCTGGACATTGAGCTTGCCGATCGGGCGCTGACCGTTGCCGGCCGCCGTGCCGAGCGCAAGGCACGCAGCGAGATCACGTCGGACGAATACGACGATATCGTTGCCAACAAGGGCGGCAGCAAGTCGGAGGAGTACGCCGACTTGCAAGAGGCGGAGGGGCTGTTGGCCGCCTACTACGCGATGCCGGCGCTTAACCTTCGGGTCACGAAGAAAGGCGGCGCGGTCCGGCGCACCGGGCTGGTCGACAACGAGAACGACCTTATGAGTTATTCGGAGATGGACGCCTACCGCGAGACGTGGTTTGGCGCGGCGGTGGACATCTTTGAGGAGATCGCGCCTGAGTCCTCGACCCAGCAAGACCCCGTGTACGCGCTTTAGTCATGGCCGACAGCATCTCGGAGCAGATTGACCTACAGGGCGCCTTTGAACAGGCGCGGGAAAACGTAAAGTCGGAGATGGGGGACATCGCTGACGAGGGAATGGACGAGATGCTGCGCGTCATCGACAAGCGGGACGCGGTTGCGACGGGCGACCTCAAATCGTCCATCCAGCGATACGTTGAGCTGGTGGGCGGGGGCGTGCGGGCACGCATCGGGGCCGACGCCAAGCCGGGCAGCAACATCGCCCCCTACGCGCACTTTGTCGACCAACCGACGCGGCCGCATTGGCCGCCGATTCAGCCGCTAGAGCGATGGGCGCGGGCGAAGTTCAACGCTACGGGACAGGAAAAGACGTCCATCGCCTACGGCGCTGCGTGGTCGATTGCACGGCGGGGCACGCCGGGCGTCCGATTTACCGACGCGGCGTTCCGCGAGATTCAGGGCGACCTTACCGAACGGATTGAGTCGGCCGTAGCCAAAGCATTTGACTAGCGAGCGCCTGTTATGGCGACGCACACCCCATCGGACCCGGCCGAAACGCTTCGGCAAGCCGCCGAGAACAGCGGCAGCTTTGCCGTCGTGGAAAAGGAATCGCCAAGCCAGGAATACACCCGCTTCCCGGTCTGTGTTATTGACCCAAGCGAGGACGAAGACGAGTCCAACGCGCTTGATATTAGCAACCACATATATCGGGAAGAGATTGACTTTCTGGTTCACGTCGTGAGCCTGCGGGACCAAAGCAACCCGCGCACCACAAATGACGGGCTCGTGGACGACTTCCTTGACCAGCTCGCCGCAGACATTGACGGCACCGATGGGGACGGCCGCTTTGAAAAGGTGCGCCGCGCCCGCGTGACGATGACGGTCGGGAGCGACGAAGTGTACTTGACCACGCTGGTAATCCGCGTGACACGCAACTCTGAATACAACCCCTAAGCCATGCCAGAACTTTCAGGAATTGATACCCTCGAAGTGGATGAGGGCGCCACGGGGAGTTACGATTACACGTTCTCCGACATCCACGAGGACGCCGAGGTCACCACGGAGAACTTCGACAACGACCAAGACGTCAGAGGCGACACGTACTACACCGGCTCGTTTATTGAGCTTGAGATGGTGCTCCCGGACCTGGATGACGACAGCGGCACGAACCGAGAGTCGGATTTGGTGGCGCTCATGACGGGCGGCGACTACCACCAGCTTCGGCTTACGAAGCAGAACGGGGACACGATCGTCCTCACGCAGACGCGGGTGCGCGTGTCACAGGACACCAACTCCAACGTCGGCAGCTTGGACCCCTGGCGGATTATGGCCCGCGACGTCGACACGAGCGGCCCGTTCTACTGGAGCTAACCCTTACGGCCTTTTGATATGCGTCTCTCTGGCGTTGAGAAAGCGGCATTTTTCGACCCCAACGGCAGCGTGAATGATACGGTGCGGTTCACTCGTGCGCACGAAGATACGACTATGAACGTCCGTGAAATGCTTGGGGCCGAAGCGGCGGACACGCGAGGCCATGACTATTTTGTTGGGTACGAGTCAGTCATGGAATGGATGGAGCCGGATCTTTCCGATGTCCAGCAAATGGAGCAATGGATGACGGACGGGACGCCCATCCAGATGGTAGCAATTGGTCCCGATACGATTGTGCAGTGGTACGAGCCGACTCAGGTTCGCACTTCGCAAACGACGAACACGTCTGTCGGGGACGTCGACCCGCTCCATGCACGAATGCAAATCGGTGGCGGGGATGGGACGGATGGGGACGGGACTGTAATGGGGTACCCAAACGGAAGTCATCGCGTCTATGTGAGCCGCAACGCTCTTTATCCGCTGGCGTACGATGCCGAGTATTCGATTATTGACCGCGACAACGACGGCACCCCAGACGGCTACACACGCACATTTCCTAACCCCCCGACCTCCGAAGACGTTGTGAACGGAGTATACGAGGCATTTGGGGATACTTCTCAGGACGTTGGCCGTGGCGTTGTGATCCCAATGCCAATCGAGGGAGTAACCTGGACGCTTTCAGTGGAAATTAACCAACTTCATGATGATGGTTTTCACGGCATTCGAATTGCAACGTCAGACGGATTTGGTGAGCTTGATTCGTCGTTCCAAATAGCAAGTTCTACAGGTAGAGTAACAGCCTCAGCTGAGGCTTTACCGGGGACTTATCAGTTGAATGTGGATATTTTCAGCATTAACGGCGTCTCGACCCTCAACCAAAAAGCCAAGATTACGAAACCAGCCCTCCGCGTTGACGGCGGCACGTCATACCTTACCCGATAACAACGACATCGATACATGGCTTACCCGCTCCTCGCAGGTCACGAACGCGAATGGAAAGTGGTCGAGTACCCGACCGGCAAACAGCAGCGGGAGTTCAACCGCTTGCAGCTTCGGTCCGTCGTGGCGACCACCGAGCAGAAGGCGCAGATCGCCGAGATGTACGGCTGGGCCGACGAGTACAAGGTCGAAACCGACGAGGGCGAAGAGTGGGACTTTCCCGACGAGGTGGACCTAGAGGAATTCAGGGTCAAGGCCGCGCAGATTGTCTTTGAGGACTTCGACGCCGAACTTTCGCAGGCAACAAAGGACAACCTTCGGGGCGGGCTCGTCATGGAGGGCATCCAAGATTTTTTGGGAAAGTGCGGCGGTCGAAGGAACGAGCAGCCCGAATCCTCAGCCGGCTTGACGGAGTTCCTGCGCGCCCTGACCGAGACCAATACTCAGACACAGGACCCAGCGACTACAGCCGGGCGCTAGACCGCTATTACGACAAGCTCGCCGAGAAGCGGACGGACCAACGAGGCGAGATGCACGGCTGGGATGCGACGCTTATGGCGGCCGCAGAGAGCCCGAGCGAGTGGCAGGCCCTTGACCAAATGCCGATGGCCCGGGCGGCGATGTGGGTCGTGCAGCACCGCCTGACGCCGCAATAGAACGCCCTGACGGGCGCTTTTTTATAGCACCGCAGACTCATGGCCGAGCAGGCAGTCATACGAATCGACGTCGACACGGGGGAGGGCCGCGCAAGCGTCGAGCAGCTCGAGGCGTCGCTTGAAGAGCTGGACGTGGCGGCGGTTGAAGCGGGGGAAGGCGTTGATCGGATGAGCGTCGGGGCACGAGACGCTGCCACCGAATTGCAGTCAGCCGGTCGCCAAGTGGACCAGTTCAGCGGCAAGGCCCAAACGATGCGGTCCTCGGCCAGCGCCTCGGCGTCCGCGCTAGGGTTTGAGTTGGTGCAGGGGGCGCAGGACGCGAAGTTTGGGATGGCGGGACTTGCCAACCAGATCCCGCTCATGACCGAGCAGTTCACGCGGTTGCAGGAAAAGACAGGAGGCACTAGAGGGGCCTTGTCGGCCCTTGTCGGGGCGCTGAAAGGGCCTGTTGGCGTTATTGGGGCCTTTACCTTGCTCCTGACTTTTCAAGACGAGATCGTTGGTTTTTTTCAGGAGACAGGACGGGCAGCAAGCGAGGCAGGTGAGGCGTACAAGTCGGCAGCCGAGTCGTTTTTTGAGCTTGAAGGGATTGAGATTGAGGGGGAGGCGTCAGCCGAACAGTTGCGGCAGCAGCGCGGTCGTATCCAGCAGGCCATTACACGGCTAGAAGAGCGTCGTCGTGAGCTCAGTCAAACGGCTCCTGGGCCTGGAGGTGGCGGCACACCTGTCGGGCCTGATGCTGAGGAAATCAGCCGGATTAACAGTCGGCTAGAACGATATCAGCAGATTCTCGGCGAAATAGCTACACAGCTTGACAAGCGGGCACAAACCCTGCAACTGATTCGAGACGCGCAGGGCGATCTCTTGATGCAGGTCGAGCAGACCTCGCCTGAAAATCAGATCATTCCGGCTGAAAGTGCGGGCCTCGGGGAGCTTACGTTGTCTGGGTTTGCCCAGCGGTTGACCGAGGCCACCGAAAAGACAGAAGACCTTGCCGCGATGGTGCGGGGGCTAGGCGGGGCCTTTGACGAGGCTGCGTTTCGTCAGGAGCGGTTTAACCAAGCCCTTCAAAATATCGTTGCGCGTAGGGAGCAGCGATCCCGGCAGCGCCGCAACCTACGAGCGGCAGGGCTTTCGCCGGGGCTTGCCACTCAACAGGCGCCCCAAATCGGCGCACGAGGACCGGAACAGTTTGGTCGTGAGCTTTCGGGCATGATTGAGCAGGGCAGTCGCGAGATGACGCGCAACTTTGAACAGGCCGGGCAAGAGGTAGAAGATGGCATTAACCTGCAACTTGAGCAGGGAATCCGCCTTGCAAGTCAGCTAGGCTCTACACTCGTCCAGTCGGCACAGGAGGGCAGCCTGACCTTTCAGCAGGCGTTCAGTTCAATCTTGGGTGTCGTGGGAAGTGTACTTGGTGGCCGTGCTGGCGCGGCCATCGCGGGCGGGGGGCAGCTCATCGGCTCGTTCCAGTCGGGCGGCATTGTAGATACGCCGCTCCAAATCGTCGGCGAGTCTGGCCCCGAGCTTGCGGCGATGCCCCGGGGGACCCGCGTCAGCAGTAACCGCGACACGATGGCGATGATGAACGAAATGATTCGTGCCGTCGGAGGTCGTGAGGTGGTCTTGCCCATCAGCCGGACTCGTGAGCGTTTGATTGAGGATGATGTGAGGCAAGGCAGTCGTACGGGAGCTCCCAAAGTGGTCAACGTGGAAAACCTTGACTAGCACATGAGCACTGTAGCAACGGCAAAAGCAGGCCGTTACACATTAACTATCGAGGACGCCACGAATACTAGCACACTTAATGCGCGCGTCCGAATGTCAGGCTTACACCCTCAGTTTGGCGAACAGGGGCGTGGCCGAGGTCGTGGGATTTTGCCTAGCACCTTTTCCGCTATTATAGAGGATACTAAGGATCGTGATTTACGAGCGCTTTTTGAGGGGGCGTTCACTGAGGACGATTACCCAGTCAGCATTGAGGGGCCACCGCTAGAGAAAAACGGCACGCCCTTTCATTGGCGTGGGTGGGTCCGTTCAGACCAAACAACAAAGCCGATTAGTACAGAGATCTACCCAGAAACCATCCAGCTCAATTTCTATGATGGGCTGACTCGGCTAAAAAACGACACCGATTTATACGGTGGGCAAACCTCATTCACAACAATTATCAACGAGGCGTTTGATACTGCAAACACCAACCTCAATATATCTGCGGCATTGCGGGTTACGCACGAGGCCGGACAGTATAGCGGGTTTGCGGACCAGTCATTTGGGTCGATCTATTTTTCAGATAGTCAAGTCCGGAGCTTTGCGAGTCGTTGGGATGCGCTTAATGAAATTTGTCGAAGGTATCAGGCCCGCGCTTTTCTTGATCCATACCATCACGATGCAGGCGGCAACCCAATCTGGCACTTAGACTTTCGCGGTATTATTGGCCTGCAACATACAAACCACAAGGGCAGCACTGTCTCGAGTCAGCTTATCACTATTCAAGAAAATAGCGGAGCGTTATCAACTCGTGATGGCAATGAAATTCAACCTGCTACAGTTCGGCTCATAACTGAGCAACTTGGGGACAGCTCATCTAATGACCCCGTTGGGTTATTTGTTAATGGGAGTCAAGCACTACGGGACGGGAATTTTGAGCTAACTAACGGTAACGACGAGCCCTTATACGGTGATTATTTTGGCACGCTAGATGTATCCCCTGTAAATAATGGCGTTAAAATAACAGATGGGGGCTGGACTAGCGAAAGGTTTTACACTGGTGATATTACGCCCCTATTCGCCCGACTAACATTTGATGCCCGAGAAAACCAGAGTGGTTCTGATGTTACCGTTGAACTAGAGGCACTTGAGCCTGGGACTTCAACCGTTGTAACTAGCCAAACATCAACGTCTCCTGGCAATGGGCAGACGTTAGAAATTGGCTTTTCTGAACCCGTTGAGTTACGAGTTGATGTAGACGCAACTGATGTTTGTGAGTTTGCCAATGCAAAGTTGGAGGTTGCTGGGCTGAATGTTTACGACTCAGATTCTATAATTGATAGCGTGGTTCATAAGCCAAAACAAAGGGGGCTCCTTGAAAAGTCATTTAATGATGCTTCGGAAGTGTTGCTAGATGTCACTGGGGTTAACCTGAACCTTGTCCCTGCTTCTGGATACACGAACCAAGAAACATCTTCAACTAGATATAGAGCGGCTGAGCACGGCGCTAGAACCCGCCTTTCCTTGGAGCCACAGGGGACAAAAACGATAAGGTCTAACTTGAAGGGCAAGATTTTAGGTCCACGCACCAGAATTATCCGAAGTAAGGATAAGGCAGGTGAGTCACATTTTATTATTGGTAATGGTCGCAGACTTAACCTCCGAAACGAGTACACAGAGATTTCTGACATCACTGTACCTGACTACAGATAGCCATGCCGAACCTTATGCGCGGCGGGATGCGCCGGCTCATTTTTGCCCAGCCCGAGACGGGCAACATCGTAGACTTGGGCGAACATTCCGTGGAGTCGCTGGACTACAGCTCTTCGGCGCAGACGCAGATGATGGACGACTCCACGCAGTGGGTACAGTCCAAGCAGAGGACCTTGACGACGACTGTGACCGACCGGGCAGCCATTCGGATGCTGCGGTACATGGCCAGTGTCGACTTGCCGATCCGCGCCATTGTGATTGGCAACAATCAGCATCTCTATTTTTACAGGGCGCGTCTGGTCCGTAACGAGCAGTACGCCGGTATTGGCGAAGTCGGCCGCGAATCATTCACCCTTGTCTACGGCGCCAAGTACGGCGACGCACAGGTAGCTGAGTCCATCGTGGAGGCGATGCCGTGGGAGGGGGCCGTAACCGAGCCGACCCGGAAGATCAGTCTTGGTAGCGTTATTTTGGGTGGGCGAGACCCCACCGATATGACGAGCGTGGGCGCGAGCGTGAGCGATGTTCGCGGCGTAGACGGTGGCACTGAAATCTTTGACATTAAAACTTTGAATGTCCAGGTAACGCTTTCTACTAGCGATACGCAGGGCATTGCCTTTGATGGGTCGACCTACTACGCGATACACGACCAGGCGACCCCGTCTATCACGGACGTCGACCAGGACGGCACAAATGAGACAAACACGACTTACCACAATACCAGCCTCAGCCCACAGGACGCCGCATATGACAGCACGAACGGGCTGCTCTATATAGCGGAAAGCTCTAACAACCGCATTGACGTTGTAGACCCCGCTGGTCTGGGCACGCTACAACGGAGTTTCGGGGCAAGCTCAACACCCATTAAAAGCGTCATTCACGACACCAATGCCCTTTATGTGAGCCGTGACGACGGCACGTTTGAAGTATGGGACCTGACGACAACACCAGAAGAATTAGAAAGAACGGTCAGCCTAGTTGACACGAGCGGGACCGGCGACCCATATACAGCAGGTGTGGAAGTGTCTAACAACATCCTTGCTCTTGGTGGCAACACTGGTCTACTTGACCGTTTCCGCCTCTACGGACTCGTCTCTCCCAACCATCGATGGGACGGGCGCCTATGGTCAGCAAGCCGCGCTTCAGCCACGACGGCGCAGACTATCGCTCCTAATGTCCTCGGTGCTGAATCAAATCTGTCTCAGGCGAACAACGCGATTGCTAACTTTATTTTCCCCGCTTGGGGGGCTGAGGTCCGTGCTACATTCAATCAGGGCGCTTCGGGCAGCGGATTTTTGACAGCCCGTAAATGGAATGGGTCAGCTATAAGTTCAGGGTTTTTCGGCAGTACGTTTACAATACCAGATAAGACTTGGACATTAGAGGTAGAAATCAGTTCTGCTGACGCCTTCCCGCGTGTGGAGATCATATCCCCAGGAAAAGCCGGCGGCGTGCGCTTTGGCGTGGGGCGGGATGCAACTGGTCTTCCAAATTGGGCTTAAAACGACAGCGTTACGTCTGCCCTTGAGGTCGTGAAGCGACGGGCTATTCCCACGGCGAGGGCGGCCGGCACGGCAGCGTGGGCGTGGGCGTGCCGCCTAGGTCGTTCGTCGTGGCCCGCAGCGTGTCGCCATCAGCAATAGCAATGACGGGCGTTTCGGCCGGCAAGGACACCTCTAGCTGCTCATCAGCATCGAACTTGAAGTGATGCTCGGCTTTTGAGGTGTAGTTGTCCGGCCGCGTTGGGCAACGGATGTACGTGTCGTCGCTGATGCGGAGCGCGGCGGCACGTAGCCCCTCGCCGTCCTGCGCCTTCAGAACGAGCGTGTGCGCGGGCTCAGGGTTCTCGGGGGCGTAGGCGACTGGCAACGTGTCGCAACCAACGAAAAGCAGTAGGAGCGGCAGCAGGTAGCGCATGGGATCAGGCTGTTGTGAGCGTGTGGGCGCAAGTAGACACATCCAGGCGCGGAATCTAACGCCGCGCCTTTCCGTTACGATTCTACAGGCTGCGGGATGGGGCCGGCCCACTGGTAGTTGTCGTACTCACCGAGCTCGTGGTCAATGCCGGCGTCGTCTAGTGTGTCGTTCACTCGCAGGCTTGCATCACGCTCTATTACCTTCACGACACGCGGCGAAATGCCAACGTCGGGATTGGTGCGAAGCCAGTACCATCCAGGCTCGGTCGGCGCTTCGTCGGTCCAGGTTAGGCGGTCAGTCATGGCCGTTCAGTTTTACCAGAAAGGTCAGCGCGCCGCTCGTGCTCGCCGGCCAGGTATTCCTCCACCGCCTCGATTGCGTCGTCTAAGCAGTATGCCACCTCGACGGCGTAGCCCTCTTCCGCGAGCGCCTGTAGCCACCACCGCTGTGTGGGGCGCACGCGGCCGCTCGGGCTTTTGAGCTCAAGATATAGGCCGTGATAGCTGCCACGCGGCACGGGCAACACGAGGTCCGGCACGCCCCGCTTCATCCCCATCCCCTTCAGCTTGCCGGCACTCCCGGGCGGCATCTTTCCACCGTTCGGGACGTGGTGCAGCAGGCGCAGCGCGGGCATCTCCGCTTCCTTGTATCCGGCCCACTTGATGAGCGCCTTGTGTATTTCTTCCTCGCTGGCGCTGTCGCGCGCGTCTTTGTACTCGTCTAGGTCCATAACGTAATCGCGTAGGTGTGTAGAGTCTACGTGGCCTTGTCGATCGCGTCCCGAAGTTCCTCAAGCGCCTCCACCTCCTCGCGCTGGGCGGTGGGCGGCTTGTCCTCGACCCACGACAGTACATCTTCGGCTTTGCGTGCGGCCGCCAGGAGGTCGGGGGCGACGGCGATCAATTCAGCGCGGTCCATGTGCGTCTCGCCGTGCGGCAGCGACTCGCACACGGTACACACCAGGTCGCCATCAGATGCCCAGACGTGCGCGTAATCATCTTCGCTCGGGGGCTCGGCGTGCCACGGGGCAGAAGGAAAGTTGTCGGTCATGTCCCAGAGGCGTGTTGTCGAAGGTCTACGAAGTCAATCCACCCGCACCCGCACTCGATCGCCACGCCGCCGTTGTATTGAAACTCATCCACCACCTGCTCCTCGCCGCACGTGCACCGCACGACGGCCCACTTCTCGCAGGTGAATCGATTGCCCAGCGGTGGCGGCTCTACGACGGTCATAGGTCAAGGCTCGTCTGTCGAAGTCGTTGAGCAGCGCGCTCGGCGCGGCGCCAGTCGAACCAGAACTCGACGGACACCGCGCCCAGCCGGCGGTCCACGAGGCGCCACACGCCCCGGTAGGCGCCGATGCGTCTAGGCGTCATCATTTTCAATTTCTTTGAGGCTACGGATCACGTCGTGCAGCACGTTCGCCTTAGCAATCTCAAGGGCTGCATTGGCAACAGTATCAGCCGTCGTCATTGGGTTCTCTTCGGCGGCTGATCTTACTTTTGCACTCCCACGACGAAGTAGTCCGTCACGGCGGTCTTTAAGAATTTCAATGTAGGTCTCTAGCTGGTCCATCGGAAAAAGCTAATCAATGATCGTGTGATGAAAGGTCCGCCGCCCGCCCTCAGTCCGCGTGTGCGTCTCCACCTGGCCTGGGTCGAGCTCGTTCGGCCCCGGCTCGTGATGCAAATTCCGCAGCCGATTCCGCGCCCGCGTCATCTGCGTCGCGTTGATAAGGCGCTGCACCTCCTCGTTACGGGCGTCTGCGAGGTCTTCTAAGGCGTCCTCGGTCTTGGCGGGGCCGTGCCACCCGACGCCTTCTTCTTCGCGCCAGCCAGTCGCAGACAGCCGCTCACAGCCGACGAGGTAGTGGTACTCGCCGATGCTCTGCACGTTGGCGCGGAAGTGGGATCGTTCGACGTCGAAGCTACTCATGGCCGTCCTCCGCCGCGTTGAGGGCGTCTTCAATGCTTTCCATGAACCGTTTAATCTCATCTTTGCGAGGCTTCCGGCTTACATCCGGCCGCAAGAAAAAAGATAGCCCTGTATGCACGGAAGCAAACTCGTCCCGCAGCCGCGACACCTCGGCTTCAAGCTCTTCGATGCGGTCCTGTGCGTCAGATAGGCGGCTGCCCATAATCGCTTCGTCGGTGTCTTGTGATGGCATGGCTATTCGGTCAGTTCTTGGAAGTATTGGTCAAGGGTGCCTCTAAGGCGGTCGGCATACTCTTCGCGTCTCGGCCACTCATTGCGGTTCAGCCTAACACGAGCAAGGTCAAGCAGCTCCACAAGGTCATCAATATCCTCAGAATCGAGGTGGATGACCGCTTGCCTCTTGACTTCTATCTTTTTGAATCCGCGCTTGGACATGGTTAGTTGCGCCTGTGGTCGTGAAAATGAGCGTCGAGGTCGGCCTGTGTCACGCCCTGCTCGGTCGGCACGGGCGGCGGCCGCGTCACCATTTCCTCGCGGCTGTCAATGTGGATACCTGTGAGCGTCTGCCCGAGGTCGGGCACCTCGCGGTGCTCGTGCCCGTCCTGCTCGGTGCGCTCGTAGTAGGTCGCCAGCAGGTCGAGCGCAATGGTGCTGAAGATGGCGCCCGCGATGAGCCAAGCGGCGATGCCGGCGGCAGCGAGTGCGATGGTCTTAATCATCGTGACCACCTCCGAAAACAACGAACAAAGCACAGATGATCGCAAACCCATGACAGACCCAAAACTCCACAGTAGTGCCATCATCCATGTAGGTCAATCTGCCAAGTATTAACGATCCCCACATTCCAACCCAAGCCTCCACCTGATTAAACCTATTCATCGTGACCACCTCCGAGCATGTTTTCGTTGCGCAGCTTACGATTCTCGGCCTTCAGAGCGGCGTTCTCATCCCGCAGGCGCCGGTTCTCTTCTTCCAGCCGCTCGATCTGCTGGATGCGCATCGCGAGCTCTTCCTGAAGGTCCTGCGCCTCCGACGAAATGCCTCCGCTGCCGAGGGTGTGGGGCTGGCCGCTCATATCTAGGGTTCGTCTCTGTGGAAGGTGTTGTGACGCCACCTGTGCCCGCAGGCGCATTCGAGCAGGTACTCGACGCGCCAGCATCCGAAGGCGTCGGCGCCGGCGTGTGCCCCCTGCTCGGCGAGAACCTTGTGCATCTTCTCCTCGTCGCAGGCGGGGCAGGTGGCTAGTCGGTACTCAGCGAGATCGGACTCGCGGTGGGGCCTACTCATGGGTGCCCCCCCTTGTCCGTCGCGGACAAGTACCGAGCGTGTGCCAGCGCCCGGTTGAGCGCCTTCTGCGGCGTGAGGGGGTCCTTGTCCACCCCATCGGGCACCTCGCCGATGCGGTCGGACAGCCGCTCAATCTTGTCGTCAGGGGAGCGGCCGATCTTGTCGCTCGCGGGGAAGGGGGCAACGCGGTCCTGCATCAGCATCTCTTTCCACATGCTTTCCGGCACCACGTCCTCAAGTCCATCGGGACCGAAAAGCATCCGGTATCCACGGTGCGTGCCGTTGATTTTCTGCACGCGATTGCTGAGAGCACGGGGCTTGCCGTCAACCATGCAGAACCGCGTGCGCATGGGAGAAACCTCAGTTGTTTTCATGGCTTGAAATGGATGTGTGGAGTATGGTAGCGTCTCCGCCCCTCGTCAGCATAGGACTGGCGAGGGGCTTTCTGTGTGCAAGCGTCGTGCCTACGGCTCAGGCATCGTCGCTTCTAGCAGCGCCATTGCATCGTCGGCGCAACCCTCCGCTCGTGCGAGCGAGGGGGAGTCTGGCACCGATTCCCAATAGCGCATCCAGTCCGCCACGAGGCCGGGAGGGATGCTCTCCTCGTCCAGAACGTCTTCCCATCGTGGCGGGTCAATCATCGTCTCGTGTTGTGCGTGGCGCGGCCGGCAGCACTCGAAGCTGCCCTCCACCTCGGTCGCCCCTTCGCCCAAAAAAGAAGGAGAGGTGGCGCTCGCCGGGAGCTCGGCCGCAGTCATATATTGAGCGGGTGGATGGACTCGAACCATCAAGCCTCCCTAGGTGTCACCCATGTTACAGTGCTGATATCAACACACTGCATTTCATGGCACTCTAGGGCGCGTGTACCATTTCGCCTCACCCGCCGCGTCCTACCAATCAGCGTCTCGCACGTCATTCGCCAGCGTATCGCTATAGAGGCCAGCCGCATCTTGTACGACCTGCCCCTCGGCGAAGTCGAACACCTGCACGAACACCGAATCGCCCATCTCTACGAATCCCTCAATGATCCCACCCTCGGGATGCAGCTCGTTGAACGTGTCGTCGTTCAGGTTGCCTTCCAGTTCCGTCTCGGCGTCGTAAGTGAGGTCGAAGTGCGTCATGAGCCTGAGTGTCTGTGTGAGCGTGAGCGCGTCCCCCTCTGTCCCCCTATCTCCACTATGTCTTACCCTATGGGGACTATTCCGTTCCCATATGGGGAGAGTCTTCACACTTCTTCACATTCCAGCGCGTGCTCGACCGCGTACACGTCTGTAAGGTAGGTCGGGCGGTCGCCGCTCATCTTGCGGGCAAAATACTTGTGGTCCCGGCCCAGCTCGTCGGCGAGTTTCCACGGCGAGACGTCGTGGTCTTCGATAAGATCGCGCAGCCGTTCGCGGTGTGACACGGTCTTGGTGGTCATTTGCTGGCAGGCTATTGCATTTCTATCGTAGTGTATGTACCCTCTGGGGACAGCCGCGTTCCGCATTATTGACGCCACCTCAGGGCTTGCGATTGCCACCGAACAGGAGCTGGCCGAGCACCTCTACGAGAAGCAGTTCACGACCTTCGGCCCGCAGAACCGTTACAGCGTGACCGAGGGGCAGATGGAGCAGATTGAAGAGAAGTACACCGTCGCCACCGACTTCTAATGTTGAGAGCGGCGGGGCATCACTCAACATTTGCGGACTGCTATCAACATTTGCCATGCTCGTAGACCACGATGGCTCAGCTGTAATCGTCATCAACCCCCAGCACCACGAGGGGGCTGATGAGCACGCACGGGCTGCCGTCCAGACGTTCCGGTTTGAGCATACGGTTTTGGGCATAGTCGGGGTAATGGTTTTCAGAGACGCAGAACTGGCCCGCAAGGTAGCCGAAGACCTTTCGACCTACGATTCAGGGCCGAAAGTATAGAACCCGCCTGACGAGCCCCCACAGGGCGAAACGGGGCCGCACGAGCTTTGCTTGTGCTCGCCCCGTCGCGGTATTTACTTCACACGACCACACAGGCCCATGACCACGACCGCACGAGGAACCGCACGCGACATCATCTCCGCCCTTGACGAGTGCTTTCACGACGCCCGCGAGCAGGGCTTTGAGGGCGACCGCGACCAGTGGCGCCCCACCGAGGCGGACTTGGAGTACGTGACCGACAAGCTCGGCCACAAGCCGACCCGTGAGCAGTGGAAAGACGCCGGGATCAGCTGGGTGGGCGACCAGCACTGCTCGCGCCGATAGGGCGCTAACCAACACCCGCTTTCACTAGAGCCGCAAACGCGGCGCTAATCCAAACTCCACACGACGATATGCCTGATAAACTCAAAACCGTGATCGGCGAGGGTCGCCGGTCGTGGGTCGACATTTCGGAGGACCTGCACAAGCCGGTGCCCGCCTCGAAGATCGACACGAAGCGCAAGGGCGGCACCGAGCTGAAGTTCATCCCCTGGTATCAGGCCCAGCGCCTTCTGCACTACTACACGAACGGGTATTGGGATTACGAGGTGGTCGGTCGGGAGATCATCAAGGACCGCCTGTGCCTCACCGTTCAGATCACGATTCACTCGTCGGACGGGGACCACTCCCGCCAGGCGACCGGCTCGGAGACGTTGGACACCGACAGCTACGGCGACTTTCAAAGCAACGCCGAGTCGATGGCGTTTCGCCGCGCCGCCGCCCGGTTCGGGCTCGGCCTTCACCTTTACAACGGATAACCACACACATTCCTATGGCTTCTCTCAATCAAGTTGAACTGATCGGCCGCCTCGGGGACGATCCCGAGCTCAAGGACGGCAGCGGCACGTCTGTCACCAAGTTGTCGGTCGCCACCGACGAGAGTTACACCAAAGGCGACGGCACGGAGGTCGAACAGACCGAGTGGCACGACGTGACGGTGTTCGGCCGGCAGGCCGAGACGACGGCAGAGTACACGTCAAAGGGCTCGCAGGTGTACGTGAGCGGTCGTCTACAGACGTCGAAGTACGAAGACGGCGACGGCATCACGCGGTACTCGACGGAGATTGTGGCCCGCCGTGTGCTGTTTCTGTCGAGCCCGACCGGCGACCGTGAGCGCGGCAGCCAGAAGCCGCAGCGGCAGGACCCGAGTGATGGCACCCCGACGCACAGCGGTCCAGGCCCAAACAGCTCGCACGCGCCAGGATCAGGCGTTGAGCAGTCTGACGATGAAGAGACGTTTGAGCCGGACGACGAGCTCCCATTTTGATGAGCGATTACCCCACCTGCGAGGGCTGCGGTCGCCACGCCTCGGACTGGGTCGACGTCAAGGGCTCGTCGTGGGAGCCCGATTTGACGGAGGTCCGGCCGGGCGTGTGGCGCTGCTGGAAGTGTAGAGGCGAGCCGCACCCCGACATGCACGTCCCTTCCATCAAAGCGAAAGACTGATGCCCAACCACACCCCAAAGCAGACGAACGAACTCCGTTACACCCACAAGGGCGTCCGCATCCGCACGGTCTTCGCCCTGACCGGCTACCGCGCCATCCTGGTCGACCACGACAAGGCGTTGCAGGCGGATACGCGGGCCTCGGCGCTCAAGCGGGCCGAGGACTACATCGACGCGCACCTTTCACCAGACGCATAGACCTATGAGCGACACGCAGAGCGAAGTAAGGACCGAAGACGAGATCCCGAAGATGAAAATATCAAACTTCAACCCGTACGGGATTATTACGGACGAAGGTGTGTCTGTTGGGTCTATCTCCCACGGCCGCCACGCACTTAAAGGCAACGACCGTAAGGCCAAGATTGCGAAGGTGTTCGCCGCTGCCGGCAGGGCCGCCCACGAGCTGCCGAGCGAGTACGATCCCGTGGCGGCGGTAGAGGCGTTGCCCACCGGACTTGAACGAGTTCGCCGCGCAATCATCGACCTGCTCGACGGTCCGCCAGACGACACGGATGAGCCTGCTATTCGCAGCGCAATTTCCCGTCTCGTTGAGTTCCTTGACGACGCAGGCGATGAGAACGTGTCTGAGATCGTAGATGACTTGATGCTCGACGCCGCCCGAGCCGACGACTAGCGGAACACACCCCGCCGAGGCGCGGAGTTACAGTGACACCCTTATAGATGAGTAGGTCAATGACAACAGCAGCGACACTTTTCAGCGGCGGCGGTGGCGCCGACATCGGCCTTTCGGCCGCAGGGCTGGACGTGCTCTGGGGCATTGAGCACGACGATGACATTGCGTCGGTCGCCCGTCAGAACGACCTTGACCTTCACACCGCCGACGTGGTGGAGGAGGAGACTTCTGACTGGCCTGCCCCCGACGTGCTCCACGCCTCGCCGCCCTGCCCCAATTTTAGCGTGGCGAAGACAGGCGCCGAGGAAACGGGCGAAGACGTGAGCCTCGCACGCGCCACGGTGCGGTTCATCGCGGGCCACGAGCCGATTCTGTTCACGCTCGAAAACGTGTGGGGCTACCGCAAGTCGCAGAGCTGGAAGCTCATCCGCGAACACCTCCAGCGGAGCGGCTACGACTGGAACGCGTGGAAGCTAAACGCTGCCGATTATGGGGTCCCGCAAACCCGCAAACGCATGATCGTCGCGGCGCGAAGGGGTGGGCCAAGACCGAAGAAGCCGCCCGCCACGCACGCGGAGAACCCGTCTAGCGGCGGGCTGTTCGGCGGCGACCTAAGCGAGTGGGTCGGGTGGTACGAGGCGGTCAAGGACCTCATCCCCGACCTCCCAGAGACGGAGTTGGCTGATTGGCAGAAAGAGCGGTTGCCAGATGATATGCTAGATGGTGATATGATTTCTAGCAATCCTAAACATGGAGCAAAGAGAGGTTTTGCCCTTAGCGAGCAGCTCGTGGATAAGTCAAACCCTAACCGTGATGAACGCAAGATGGCGGCTCGCGGAACGGCTGATCCAGTTGTTTGCGTTGATACTTCAGGCAACCCGAAGCGAGCTGCAATCATGCAACGGCCCAACGACGACGGGCGTCTGCGGGCGGTGCTTGTCCATGGACAGCAGACCAATCCCGCGCCATCGGGCAAACGCAAGGACCGCACAATCATTACGAAGGGCGATGATGAGCCCACATTCAGCATCAACGCGACAGCCTACAAGGGCACGGGACGGGCAATTTTAATCGGTAACAATGCCAACGATACGAGTGGGGCTGATATTTGGCAAGAAAAGGATGAGCCTGCATTTACAGAACGTGTTGCTGGCGTAAATGAGAGGGCTGTCGTGGATCGCTGCGTCGTCCAGATGACGCCCCGCTGCCTCGCCCGTTTCCAGAGCTTTCCCGACTGGTACGAGCTACCCGACAGCAAGTCCCTCGCGTGCCGCATTATCGGGAATGCCGTCCCGCCGCTGGCGGCGAAGAAGTGGGTGGAGCATTGGATATAATAGCGGAACACACCCCGCGCCCTGACGTGCATTTCCTCCCGTCCATCGGGGCGCTTCTAGCAGGGCGCAAAGCGACAGGACAACATACGAACCCCCTTCCAGCCCGTCTGGGAGGAGCCCTAGCGGTCTCGGTCCCCTGTCCACCGAACTGCTAGCCGCAGGGCTCTTCCGAGGCGGGCTTCCTTTTTTGGCACATCTGCCATGAACCCCATTCTCGCCGACCTAGAAGCCACGCAGGGCGACCGATACCGCTGCCCCCTGTGTGACGCCCGGCGGGGCCTCTCCGTCGATCCTGACGAGGGTGAGACCGGCGTGTGGCACTGCTTCAGTTGCCAAGAGGGCGGGACCGGGGCCGAGCTATACGCCGAACTGCATCACGTAGGCATCGCCGAGGCGCTGGACGCTTACGGCATTAGCGGCTCAGACAAGCGACAGCAGTTCAAGCGCAAGGAATCAAAGGCGCCCCGGCCGACTGTGCCGGACAAAAGCGACGCCGAGAAGCGGGAGCAGTACCGCGTATGGAGCCGCATGACCGAGGCGGAACTGTATCTTCGCGACGCTTACCGCGACCGCCGTGCGGCCGCACAAGTCGCCCGGGACCGGGACGAGTTTGACCGATGGCAGCAGAAACTTGACGACCTCTTCGCCGTCGCCGCCGAGCGCATTACGCAGAAGCAGAGGACCGTAGACCGCGCCGACACGCCGAGTCTTCCTAATACGTTACTAGACCGATGAGCAAATTGCTGATAAACGAGCCGCCACTGCAGGTCTTGCCCTCATTGGCCGAAAAGATTGGGCTCAACGAGGCGATCGTTCTGCAACAGATTCATTACTGGCTGCATCGGTCCACAAACGTGGTTGAGGATGCCGAAGGGGTCAAACGCCGATGGGTATACAAGTCTATTTCGGAGTGGCAAGACGAGCTCTCCTTTTGGTCGAAAAGCACAATTAAACGGACCCTTCGATCTTTGAAGGATGACGACTTGATTATTGCGGAGCAGAAGAAAAAGGACGAGGGGGACATGACCGTTTGGTATTCGATTCGATACGCGACGCTTGAGGAAATTACGTCAGACCCACCAGATCAAGATGACCCCCCATCCGGTCAAGATGAACACCCCCATTCGGTCAAGATGAACGAGGGGGGCGGTCAAGATGAATCATTCCGCGCGCGCGGTACTACGCGCCCGCGCACAGAGATTACACAAGAGAATACACAGAGAGAGCGCGCCCGCGCGGGCGAGTTGACGCATGACGAAAAGGATGAGCCTCCGTGTAGCTTACAGGAAGCCATCGAAACGGGAAAGAAGTGCGGCGTGTCGGAGGAATTGTGTCGAGAGTGGTGGCTTCACTACGATGCGAGAGGGTGGCCTTTTCACGTCCGAAAAGTTGCGTCTGCACTGAAGAAATGGAAGATTGACGACCGAAAATACAACGGCGAAATGAGCGGTGACGGCGAGCCGGCACGCGACGACGACGGGAACGTGAAGATCAATCCGCGCACCGGGAAGCCGATCCAAAAATGAACGATCCCGTGATCCGTCGCCGCTGCGAGACGTGTCAGTCCCGAACGTTGCACACGCGGGATCAATGGGGCAAAGGCGACCCGCCCCGCATCATTACCGAACACACCTGCTCGGTGTGCACCTGCTCCACACGAACTGTCCAACAACTTTTTGAGGCCGAACGAAATGGATCACTCCACTGACTACCCGACCGCGATCGAAGACGAGAAGTGCCTTTTGTCCAGCGTGATGCGTGGCGGGGGCGACGTGCGAAAACGGGCCGTTGAACAGCTCTCTCCCGAGATGTTCTTTCGATACGAGGACCTGGCCTACGTCGTCTTGACCGTCGCCGCGACGGCCCGGCCGGACCCCGACACGGTGCGCTCGAAGTACGACGGCGACCGCCTCGGCGAAGTGCTTGACGTGCGGCCGGCACCGCAGAACGTAGACACCTTTATCCAGAAGATCCGCGAGGCGCACGGGTCCCGCGAACTGCTCGGCGTCATCACCGATGAAATCGAACCCGCGAAGGACGAGGCGTTTTTGCAGGTGGCCGACCGATTGCAGGAGCGCGTAACGCGGGTCACGTCCGAAAACGGCGGCCTGGAAGACAAGCACATCAGCGATCTTACCGACACGGTGATGGGCAAGATCAAGGAGCGGCAAGGGGAGATCGTGACGGGCATCCCGACCGGCTTCCCCGAGCTCGACAAGCTGACGAAGGGCTGGCAGGACGCCGAGCTCATCATTCCGTTCGGGTCGACAAGCATGGGCAAAACGGCGTTTGTGCTGCGCTCCGCGATCGAGGCGGCCAAAGAGGGCTTTTCGACGTCGGTGCTGTCGCTTGAAATGGGCGAGATTCCCGTTACCGAGCGAATGGTGGGCATGGAGGCGCGGGTCTCGACGCGCAAGACCGTCCTCGCCGATGACGAGATGGACCGGCTCTACAAGGCAAAAGAGCGGCTAGACGCGCTTCCGCTGCGGGTCTGCGAACAGTCGTCCATGACCCCGCTTGAACACCGCACGTACCTGCGGCAGCTTGAGTACCGCTACGGCATCGACCTGGCCGTGGTCGACTATCTACAGCAGATGCACCCCGCAGAGAGCCGCGATAGCAAGCACCACGAGGTGGCGGCCGTGGCCGAGGCGCTGAAGGACACCGCCAAAAGCCTCAAGATCCCGGTCATTGCGCCGTCGCAGACGAACCGCTCGCCGGACCGCAATTCCGGCCAGCGGCCGGGCCTGCACCATCTTCGCGGTGCAGGCGAAGAGCCGGCCGACGTGGCGATTGGGCTGTACCGCCCCGAATACTACGGCATCACCGTTGACGAACAGGGGAACGAGACAGACGGGCGCGGCGAGGCGATTATTGCCAAGCAGCGCAACGGCCCGACCGGCGCGGTGGACCTCGCGTTCGTGAAGGAGCACGCCGCCTGGGAGCCGCTGTCAGAGCACGACACGAGCGATCCGGCGACGCCGACGAATGGACACGCCGGCGATGAACACCCTTTTTAATCAAACACACCGGACGCCATGACGAAGCGTGAGGCCCGAAAGATCGCCACATTACGCACCGCTAAGGTCCTACAGCAAGATGATACTCTTTGGAGTGATGAGGCAATCCCAATAGAGGATGGCAAAAAAATAGCTGACCAGCAGCAAGGGATCGCTGAAGCACTCGCGGGGAGGTATGACCTAGAACTGTCTGACATCCCGAATGCAACCATTCGGATCGTAAATAGCGTGCTTGACGGTTCGTTATAGCGGGAGATGACTCACGACCTGATTATTCTTCTACCCACTCCACACACACCCCGCTCGTTACAGTTGCCGGTTCTGTGGAACGCTGGGCTTGGGGGTACGTGCAAAACACCAAGTCTTGCGTAATCTCTTAGTCTCATGCGCATTTACGAGTCCCAGTCTGGCACGCGGGTCCGCGTCAAGGACCACAGCGTCGACGCAGAAAGCGTCGCGCCCGGCGTGCTGGACAGGATCGTGGAGGCGGCCCGGCCGTCCTACGCCGAGCGTGGCGCCCTTCAGAGCTTCGTGATTACGTCGGCGCACGACGGTACGCACTCAGAAGGGAGCCTCCACGACGATGGCTTGGCGATAGACCTACGCGTGTGGGGGCTTACGGAGGCGGAGGCCAAACGTGTGACGGCCGAAATACAGCAGCGCCTCGGCACCCGCTGGGACGTAGTCTACGAGGGGACACATATTCACGTAGAATATGACCCAGCGTAATGACGCAACCTCACGCAGTATCGCAGAGGCCCCATTCTGATCCCATTGTGGACCTCATATATTTGACCTGGGGCGTCGTCGTCTCGTGGATGCAATGGCTTGATCTAGCAACGCTGAATGAGGGGCTGGGTGCAGGGGTCGCCGCGCTTACGATTGTGCTGCTTATGTACCGCATATACCTTGCCCACCAAGAGGCCGTGCAGGCGGAAGAGACATGAGCGACAAGGCCGATAAGACGAAAGCTGTGCTCGCTTATTTGCGTACCCGTGGGTGGATGGGGGAGGCTGGTATGGGGATTATCTCGGCCGTTGTTGCAGGTGTGCTGCTGCACCTCTTTACTGAGCCTGCGACCGTCTGGGGTGTGCCACTTCATGTCTTGTACGGAAGTGGCTTAGGTGCTGGAATTTTTTTGCTCGCTGCCGCTCTTCGACTGATTCCCACCCAAGATCGTGAGCGATCCGCATAAGGTCGTCAAAAAAGTTGAGGCGAAAGTACAGTCTACGGGGAAGACATACGCTGAGGCTGCTGAGGCCGCAGGCATTAGTGAACGGTATCTAAGGAGATTGCGAAAGGGGGAGGGGCAACCGAGCGCTCAGGTGGCTTCTTTGCTTACAGAGTGGGTTCAATCGACAGAAGATGCAGGCTCAAAGTCATATTCGGGGCCTGCTGATGCAGAGCGCAATCCGCAGGCCGTAGCCGCCGATAATCTTGAAGATTATGGCGTGGGCTCGTACGGAGAGCCGGGCACGCCAGACGTGAACGGCGCGACCGCCGAGACGGACTTTGATGCGGAGCAGGCTATTAAGGAACAGCAACGGCGCTACAAACAAAAGCACCGCCGGGCGCGCAAAAAGAAGTCTCAGACGATCCGGTTCGACACTGGCCCGGTGATGATCGCTTTTGTCGGGGACCAGCACATTGGCAACGCTGGCACGAACGTGAGGCGGGTCTTCCAAGAGCAGCACCTCATCAAGAAGACGCCAGCCGCTTACGCTTGGATAATGGGGGATGTGGTTGATAATTTCATTGTCGGGAAGCTACAAGAGCAAAATATGAAGCCCGGGGCGCCAATCTGGGAACAGTGGCAGCTTGCTCGGGAGTACCTTGACAGATGGGATGATCAAATCATCGCATTCGTCGGCGGAAATCACGGCGCTTGGACGATGTCACAGACACAGATTGATTACCGCCGTGACATTTGCCCAGATGGGGTGCTTTACGACGGGGACGATGTCCAGGCCGACGTGACGGTTGGGGCCGCCACATACAGCGTGTGGGCTCGTCATAAGTGGCGCGGAAACTCCATCTACAACCAGACCCACGGTCAGGAGCGGGCGGCTCGGTTCAACGACCCCAACCATGACATCTACGTCGGCGCGCACACCCATGAGGGCGCTTTGTACCGGGAGATGATACACGAGGGCCAGCGGAAAGCGGCCGTGCAAATCGGCACCTACAAGCTACACGACGACTACGCCCGCACGCAAGGATACCCAGACCATGACATGTCAACTGCGTGTGCGGTAATCTTGCACGATGACGGGAGCTTCCACGGCATGGCCGACCTAAAGGCCGCAAAGCGATACATGCAATCTCTTTACAGATGATTGGCCTCGCACCAGCATTTTTGTGGGCAGTTATTGCAGGTGGCATGTGCTACCTGCTGGCGCGCAGACGTACGTCTAATAATGGTGGACAAGCTGAAAGAGTGGACAAACCCAAGGTGCCGCCGCCCACGATTACACGAATCACCACTACGCGCAAAAACGACGTGGTAGCGCCATGATTTATACCGCGCCAAAAGGGACGACCGTGCTGATCCTTCAGAATGGCCCCTATCATGCGCTGTGTTTACGTACCCCTAAAAACACCCATTGGTACTTCCTGAGTGCCAACTAATGACTGAATGGCTCTCGCCGCTTAACATTCTATGGGCGCTCGTAGCTACCGGACTCGCCATTCTCAGTTTTTGGGGCGGCCGGTCAACGGCTCCTGAGCCGGAGTCCGACATGATGCAGGTGCAGATGCGCCAGCGCGTGATGCGGCCCGCTGACGTGGTAGAGCCGACAGAGCCCGAGACGGTCGTGAAGTACCGCGTGCCCGATTCGATAGACACACGAACTGATTGCGTGGAGGTGCCGTCATGGCTGGATACTTTGGAAAATCAGCCGGAGAAGCGGTTGCCGATGTCGTCTATAGACTCAGAGACAGTGCCCTCAAGCAACCCTGGCGAACAGCAGAGCGACTTTACAACAGAATTGCTGAACGGAAGTGGCCTGCCCTACGTCATTACACCGATGACGAGCGAGCGCCCAAGCCTCTCCGTCACGAGCCAAACGGTCATAATGTCGGCGGTCAATCCTCGGAACGGTCAGGGGCTTGAATACCGCTGGGACGTACCGCGACCTGAGTGGCGCTTGACCGCCAACGGCAACCTCACGGCGGGCACACAATACGCACATGCGGCGTCCACGCTCGGCCTCGCGAAACGCACGTCAGTCGGGTGGCTCGGCATTCACGCGGGGTACGGATTGAGCGTCACGGATCAGGTTCGCCGTGGCTTCGTTGGGCGGGTAACGATGCGAAAAACAATATCGAGCTGGTAGCATGGCCGACGCCCTACAAATATCAGGGTCCGCCACTCCTGACGGCCCAGACTGGTACGTAAATGACCCGCTGCCGGTCGAGGTGACAGTAAAAGATCCGTCTGGGTCTGGAATTAGTGGGGCAGACGTCACCGTTGCGCTGGTCGACCTCAGCCGCAATAAAGATGCAGAGGTGAAAGGTTCGACTGGCCCGGACGGAACGGTTACACTCAGTATTACTGCCTCCGAGTCGCGATTCTACCGCGTGCAGGCGTTTGCGGAAACCAGTAGCCGACAAGGATACGCCGAAATTGATGCATTGCAAGCCGAGAAGCAGCCGCCGTTCGGTGGTTCAGGCACTTCTATCCCATCAACGTCAGGCCAGCTAGACCTCCGCTTCAACGACGGCTCGCACTCCATAACGCAGACAGTGGTGTAAGACAATGGCTGTAAACTCATTCCAGGCGCTTGATAAAGACGGGAACGCCGTTACCGTCTACGATTCAGACGACCCCGCTGAAGCAGGCGGGGCAACGCTCGGTGATATTCAGGCCCCGCTTTCGGAAATTGCTGATGCACTTGTCAGCAACGGATCTGATCAAATTCAGACTGACGTACAAAGCCTTCCCTCAATCCCTGCTGGGGGCAATAACATTGGCTCGGTCGGGGTTTCGTCGCTGCCGAACAACCCGGCGCAGACGGGCGACATCCAGTCCCTCGAAGACGCTGTGGGCGATGAAACGGTCGCCAACGCCATCGAGGACCCTACGGTCGCTGGGCCGGTGCAGGACCTTCTGGCGGGCGTTCTCGCGCTTCTGCGCGGCGCCCTGAGCAGCAAGGACGCCGACGATCAGCTGCGGGTCGACCTGCAAAGCGAATCCGCCGACCTTGCGCAAGACCAGAGCGTGCAGGACCTTGAGGCGTATCGGTCGGAACCTACGTCTTTCGATCCGTCACAAAATACGCAGACGCCTCAGTGTGATGCTTTTATGATTCCAGATGGCTCTAACGCTACGCGCACCATTCAGCTAAAGGCCACTTCTGGCGGCTCGCTTCAAACCATTACGGTCCCGACCAACGCCACCATCCCGATGGCGGTTGAGGAGACGGGCACCGGAGGCAACGCCACTAGCTTCCTCGGATTTAACCAGTAGACCATGCCCGTTGGCGTCGGCCCGCGCCCGGCCCTAGTCGGGACGCGGCCCCCGACCATATTGCTCAATGCGTTCGGCATCAGCCCTTCGGACGGGTCCCCGACAGAGGGGGACACGATCACGTGGTCCATGTCGACCGCGCAGCCTGTTCAGGGCGAGCTGGTGATCTACGAGACGGACACTACTGGAAATCGGGTACAAGAGGCGGTACGGTCAAGCCTCGGCACGCAGCCGACCGTCGATCAGACGTTTAACACAAAGGGCGACTACTACTTCGAGGCCGCCTTCGAGGTCACGAGCGGCCCCTCAGTGCAGCGCTCCGACGAGGACCTGAACAACACCCCGGACCAGATCAGCGTCCAGAGCGCGAGTGACGCGGTGACGGGCAATACCCTCTCGTTTGACGATCTCTCGTGGACACAGGGCTCGGGCGTAACGACAACAGCGCTTTCTTCTGACGACCTCTCTTGGAGCTAATGGCTGAAAATGTAATCGAAATTCCAAGCGGGAACGCGAGTGCTATCCTCACGAGCGTCAACTCCCCACAGACGTTGAGTGACCCGAAGCTGGGAGCACAGTATCTCCCCGTTCCTGACACACTCAGTCTTCAGACCTTTACAGGGCAGGTCGAGAGCGCGTCGGTGGATAGCGCAGGGACCACCCTCACAATCAACTGGAATTTCCAAGCAGCGCAGGGCACGGGGTACAGCGGCGACCTGACGCTGGACATCAACAACGGGGGTTCGACCTACTCGCTTACCCTCGTCTCGGGCTCCGGGACGAAGACGTGGGTGATGAGTATTGGGACGACGGTCAACCAGGGGGACACAGTAGCCCTTGACTTTGCCGGAAGTGCTGACGCGATTGAGGACTCAGTAGGCACGGACCTCGGTGCGTTCAGCGGCCAGAGCGTGACCAACAACTCGACGCAAAGTTCGGGTCGTGTTGTTACTGATTCTGCCTCTGGGGGTAGGCTTGAACAAGATACTGCCCTTCTTGGCGGGGCGTCCGCAGCGTGGGCCATTTTTGGGTACAATGAACTTACTGCCCTTGAGGGGTTTAGTACACGGTTTTTCAGAGAGATTGATGGCAATACAACGGGAGGGCTCACGGTCAAAACAGACGGTAATGACGATTTCACTATTGTGTTTCAGGACAGTAGTAATAGCTATAAGGTTGACACCACAAGCCTCACTACAAATACTCGCTTTTTCTGGTTTCTGAATCACGATGGAGCTGGTAACTGGAACTTTGGGTGGGCTCCTGTTGGGGGGACTTTCAAAACCGACACAGTTTCCGACGGCACCTATATTCAGCCAGTAGATGCACAATTCGGTGAGGCTCCCGACGTTACTGGATGGTCTGCTGGGTACGGTGTGATGAATCGACAGCTTACCGACAACGAGGAAAACTACCTCTTCCAGTGGCTCAACGACAACAACGTGCCGCCGACCTACAGCGAGCTTCAGAACGCAACGTCGAATGATGCAAACGGTGTATCGGGCGATCAGATTAGTGCTGACCTCGTTCACTACTTCAACATGGATGAGCAGTCCGATGGGAGCGCGTCGGTTGCTCGTGCCGATTCAGTAGGGAATGCTGTTTTCAATGACCCCAATCAGATTCCGAGCCAAACGATCAGCTAATGCGTACTACTCTAGCATTTTTACTTACCGTCTTTCTCGCAGTCCCGACGTTCGCGCAGGTTAACCTTCCGGTTGAAGTGTACCCTGGCGATGGGCGCTCGAGTACAACGGTAACGGTCAGCCTCGATGTGCCGTCGAACGGCTCGAATGTAGATAGCTTGTTCGTGCAGGCCCATCAACCGTTTAACGTCAAGACTGGATGGGACAACGGGGTAGCGCAGGACGGATTCGAGCCTGAAGGCGCGGTCGATATTCAGCTAAACGGCGGTGGCTATACTGCCGTGAACGACGCCAATGTAGACTGTGCGTTTCCAGCAAGCGCGAAGGCGTGTGTGGCAGGCACTCAAAGCACTATCCGATTCACAATCCCGGTGTCTATTAGCAACGGGACGCAAACCATTGACTTTCGGTGGAATGGGACGAAGGGACAGCGATCGGGCTTCCGCGTGCTGGGGTTTGGCTTTATGACAGACTCGGACCCGCAGGTTGAGCACTTCGACCCCCTGAGCGACGGGGCACACGATACCAGTCAGCTTACTTCGTCCTACTCGGACTTTCCGCTGGAAACGCCCCCTTCGGGCTACGACAACAACACCGACATCAATGCAGGCGAGGTTTTGTGGGACGACGGGAACAAGCTGGTTGGAATTGATGGAGCAAGTAGCAGGGCATCCTGCTCGTCGTGTCACGCTGAAAACGGGCGCGATCTTGCTTACTTCAACTACTCGAACAAGGTGATTGAGGCACGCACCGAGGGGCATGGATTTTCGGGGCAAGAGGCCCGACAGGTTGCGGCCTTTATTCGGTCGGTGTCTCGTGATTCGTTGAAGTTCGCTAACGGAACGCCCTATAATGCGCCCGGGAGCCCCTGGGACCCGCCCTACCAGCCTGGGCCTACGGGGTTTGGACCAAACGGCACGTCTCACCCCGACTCTGTAAACAACCAGTATTGGGCGGCAGGAGCAGGTCTAGAATGGGCACTTACAAGGCCGCGAGAGGACCCCGGCACGCGAAGAGATATGCTTGCAGTGCTCTTTCCCAAAAGTGGCGACCACGCCAATCCGAACGGAGTTAACACCTACTCAGACGCTGTAACAGGCAAAACGGAGTTGCCGTGGAGAGAAGTGTCTACCGATTCCACCCTTAATTTGCGAGCTACGCCTGTTGCAGAGCAGTTTCCGGACTGGAACCAGTGGCTCCCGAAAATTCACCCTCTCGATCACGCAGACCAAGATCCGAATGGTACGTGGGAGGGGAGCAGAGTGCAGACTACCTACGAGAACGACCTACACAGCGCGGCCCGCGACCGCAGTGTGTCCGCGTTCGAACAGGCGACGAGGGATATGCAGTTCCAGGTCCGGAAAGATGGACAGAGGTATTTTGATAGGAACACTTTTACCGAAAACAAGCAGGTACTCGCCCAGCAAGGCCTCATTCAGTGGTTCACAGTCAAGACGTGGGAACAGCTTCACCAGCATCAGATGGAGGGGCTTGCGGACGATGCGTGGTGCGACAATAGTGGCTACGAGTGGTGTGAGCCCCTTGGATGGCCCATCCAACAGCGGTGGCCTTTCAACATCGCAGGACATATTTCCAGTAATGGGGGCCAGCAGTCCTATCCGTGGATTTACGCGACCGAGAAAATGGAGAAGTACATGAGCCATGTCTGGTATCAGCTTCAGATGATAATAAATCCTGGTATACCTCCTAATGCCACCCACCAGAAACCTGTTGATGTTGGCTACCAGCGGGGACACGTCAAGTTTACTGATTTATACGGCACCCGCTACGGGTTTCGGATGTTCATTTCTGAGATCAAGATTTGGGAGAAGCACGCCGAATCAAATACGATCACCTCAGATCGTAAGTATTGGAACGCAAATATAAGTCGAACGAGGTTCTTTGAACGCATTGATCCACAGGATGCAACTGTCGAGCGTCAGTTTGAGACGGCGGGGATGCGCTCGTGGTGGGATCAGCACCGACAGTTCAACGTCGCTGATTTCCCTCGTGAGGTAACCAATGAATTCTACTATCCTGAAACCACGACCCAGGAGAAAGACGAGTGGACAAGCAGTAAGGAGCAGGGGCAAACGCATTATCAGTACCTCATCAACGCCCATAGCAGCGGGGACCTGCCCTCAAGTCTTGTGGACTCGATAGGGACGGAATGGGGGGACCCGATGTGGCCGAACACGACAGACCCCTCGTGGGACCAAATTGCGTCGTATAGTCCTCCTAG